GTCTTCGCTGTGCTCTTGGCGACGGTGTACATCACGCCGTTCATGTCGTCTCTCAGCGCGGTCACCTCGCCTGAAAGGACGGTCACAGGGTCATTTGCGGCAGCAGACGGGTCATAGGTCTGAGACGAAGAAACTGTCGATGTGGTGACAGACGAGACTGAAGACAAACCGTCTGACGCCCTTGACTCATTGATCATGCGCAAGATCGCTGTGACGATTTCAGACGAAGTTTGCTTGGTCACCTCGATCAGAGAAGCAAAACCGGCCTCTTGGATCTGCTGGATGACAGCCTCGCGTTCAGCACGCGCCGCCTCGACCTGAGCAATCGCGTCAGCCACAGAAAGGACGCTTGTGTTTAGATCGATCACAGCCGAGACCTGGTCGGTCAGAGCTTGCTTCTGCTGCTGAGCAAGTTCGTAGGCAGCTTCAGCAGTCTGGAGGTTTTTGATAGCGTCTGCCACAGACACAAAGGAGTCGTTCAAATCGATCAGGCCTGAGACCTGGTCGGTCAGAACTTGTCTCTGTTGCTGAGCAAGTTCGTATGCTTCCTCGGCGGTCTGCAAAGCCTTGATGGCGTCTGCCACAGACACAAAGGACTCGTTCAAATCGATCAGGCCTGAGACCTGGTCGGTCAGAGCTTGCTTCTGCTGCTGAGCAAGCTCGTATGCTTCCTCAGCGGTCTGGAGGTTTTTGATAGCCTCTTCGACAGTCAAAGTCTTCTGACCCAAGTCGATCAAAGCCGAAACTTGAGCGTTCAGCGCTGTCAGCTGAGCCTCAGCATTGCTGACCTGCCTGCCGGCGACGCCAGCGACAGCATCCGTTTGCACCCGCATTGACGCGAGCTGACGGAGCATGGACATCCGGTCTGTGGCCGTCTCCATGATTTGATCTTTTAGCTTGGCTCCGACCTCAGGCAGAGCCGCCATCGCTTCAGCGTTGCCGAGCCTGCCCAAAGACACCAATGAGTCGAAGCGCCTTCTCAAGTTTATTGCGTAAGCTTCTCCGCCAGAGGCTTGAGCCAAGCTCGCCGAAAACGCTAGGAGGCCAGACTGAAGTTGGCGGAACGTGTTGGCTGTGCTGTTGAGAGCCTGAGCCTGATTGCTGTAAGCTTGCTTAAGAGATTCAACTGCATTGCTCCGGCCGGACAAAGCAGCCTCAAACGACTGCATCTCGCGGTCATAAGCTTGCCTTAGCGCCTCTGAGGCATTGCTCCGGCCGGACAAAGCAGCCTCAAACGACTGCATCTCGCGGTCATAAGCTTGCCTTAGCGCCTCTGAGGCATTGCTCCGGCTGGAGGCTGCTGCTTCAAGCGCTTGCAGCTCCCTTTCGTAAACTGAGCGCAGAGCGCCTTCTGCGGAGGAAACATTCTGGTCTAGTTGTGAAAGAACGTCTTTCAACTTGCCAGAGGCTTCATTCATGACACTCGCAAGCGTCTCCGTTGCCTCGACCACTTCGAGCTCTTTGACCTGAAGCGTCTCAAGAACGTCGAGGCGAGACGACCACAAAGCGAATTGTGTGGCTGTGATGTAGCCTTCGTCAGCCAAAGCCTTCAGAGAGTCTCTGGTCTCCTGTTGAGAGCGTGTGAGCTTCATCAACTCGTACTTCTGCGGGTCAGACAACCGAAGGATCTCGTCCTCGATCTGTGTGCCCAGCATCTGAGCCTCTTTGTATTTCTCCAGAGCGACCAGAAGCTCATCAAAGCCCTTGCCAGCAGCACGCATGGAGTCAACAAACTTCTGCTGACCCTCGTCCAAGAATGTGGCGCCTTCCAGAACGGCCTGCAAAGCCACCTTGACCGCGTCTCCGGCGTCGGCGACAGCAGACCTGACCTCTCTGCCACCGTTGAGGAATATGTGCGTCAGGTCCCTGGTGCCGATGTCGATGGCGGTCACCGTCGTGCCCAGAGTTGCACCCAGCTTGGCGAGAGCCTGTTGGCCAGCGATTATGCCCTTGGAGGCGGTCTCAGCTAGCTGGGTCGTCTGGTCGTTGCGCTTAGATCCACCGATTGAGAAGTTGTCTCCGTTGATTGTCGAGATGGCGGCATTGTTGGAAGGCTTCGAGCCTCCGAAAGCTGCATACAACCCGAGGCCTGCGGCGATGGCCCAACCGACAGGACCACTCACGGCGAGGCTTGGCATCAGGGTGCCAAGGGCGGACACCATTTGGGCACCGGCAGCGAAACCGCTTAGACCCTTGCCGAGCTTGCCGCCAACCATAGAACCCACTGTACCGGCCACGTTGCCAGCCGTTCCCAAACCGGCCTGGCCTGGGCTCATGCCGGAGGCAACCATGTCGCCATAGCTGGTCTTGATCGACTTGACAGCCTTGATCGCGGCTGAGACCGCACCCGCCCAGTTTCTGTCTGCGATCGCATAAAAGACGTCGTCAACCGCATCGCGCGTCACCTCGAAGGCGTCGGCCATCTTGTCGGCCATCGCCTCAAGGTCAGAAGCGAAGCCGATCGAGGAGTTGACTGTTCCTTTCAAAGAGTCATCAATCGCCTTCAAGCCTCTGACATTGTCAGGGATTGTTTCGACCATGCGCTCAAGTTCATTGTCCAACCGACGAATCACGTCGTGCATCTGCTCGGCGCTGATCATTCCGAGCTCGAAGGCTCGACGCAGAACGAGAACAGCTGCGGCCGCATCCCTGGCTGCACGCTCGGCAGGGTTGAGAGTGCTCTCTATTAGACGCTCAAGCTCATCGGCCAAGTTTGAAACTTCTTGGGAGGCTTGGCGAGCGGCAGAGGCAACGTCGCCCTTGGCCTTGGCGTTTCGCTCTGAGACGATGGCTGCAGCCTCGTTAGCCATGCGATCTTTGGACGCGGCGATTATGTTTTCGCTGATCGCACCACCGAGCCTCTTGGCCTGCTGGTAGGCAGAGGTGTATCCCGAGGCGATAGAAGCGGATGTGTTTTTAATGACGTTGGCGTTTTCGTTCGCCATGCGCCCAAGCTTCACAGCCTCAATGGTTGAAATCCGCAAGCCTGAGCCGGTCGCCGACATCACGGTATTCGCAGCGCCCACCAGGACGTTGATGCCAGACACAACGCGGTTGATCATCGTCTCAACAGCACCGACCACGCCGTTGACAGCGCTGACCGCGATGCTGCTCATGATGCTCGGGAAGTTTTGCCACAAGGTCTTTATGGCGTTGAAGGACCCAGCATAGTAGGCATAAATGGCGGCTGTTGTTTTCAGCGTCACGTCGCCGACCACCTTCATAGCCTTTGACCAAAACTCACCGATCGCAGCGAACACTTTCTGGAGGTTCAGCGCGTCTGAGATGGTCTTGCCAATGCCACGGAAAACGTCCCCAAGGGTGACACCGGTGGAGCTGAGCTGCTTCATCTCCTCTGTGGTCAAGCCCAGGCTGTTGGCGTAGGCGTCCAGTTCGCCTGTGCTCTTGACCGTCGCCTGGAAAGACTTGAGCGCAGCATAGGCGAGGGTCGCGGCTGCAGCGATGCCCAGCAGGATCGGGTTGGTCAGAGCTGCGGCGACACCAGCAGCGGCCAACCCTACCACAGCACGCGCGAGAGCCATGACGCCGACACCAGCTTGCATCATGATGCCGGCGATCTGCGTCCCCTGCTGGGCAAGGATCTGCAAAGGCTTCTGGCCACTCATGATGCTGACGAAGATGTCTTGCAGCTGGAACCCGAGGTTCAGCATGTGGTAATGCGCGATCTTGGTAGACCCGGCAACCGCACCCATTGAAGCTGCAGCAACAGACTGAGCTGTGTGTGCTTGGCGCATCGCGTCTGTCATCTGACGCGTGCCAGCGTTGGCTCTGTTTGTAGCGTTGCCGAGGCCACCGACCGCCGCCTCAGCTTGGACGGCGGCAGAACCCATGTTCTCAAGGTCGGCCTCGGCCTTCTTGACCTCGGTGCTATCGACCTTGATCCTGAGGTTTGCGAGGTCAGTCATCTTGCTTCCCGGCGTGCGACCTTTAGGTTATCGCTGATACTGCGCCAAGTGGAAAGTGCTATGGCTGTAAAGCATTAACCTTTTCTGCCCAGTCGGACATTGCGTCTGAGATGCTTTTTGCTCTCTCCTCGTCCAACAACAACTCTGGAGAAACCCAAGGTGCTGGGCAGCTTGTTGATCTTGCTTGCACCAACATTGCTGCGTATTCTTTTGAAAGCCTTACCAACATCAAGCAGTCCCAGGAAGACAAGCAGACGCCTTGATTGCGCTGCCAGTTTGCGATCCTGGTATCGCACAAGGGTGTGGGTCTGCTTTCAGACGAGAAGTCGACTGGGCCGATCTCAAACAAGATCTCGACTAGGTAGTTGCCCGCAGGCACAGGAGGGAGCTGATCGCCCTTGCTGTGCCTGCGGGGTTGGTTGCTCTTTTCAGGGACTGTGTTCAGCCAAGCAGCCTGTCGCACGAATGTCGAGAGCTGCTCTTCACACTCAGCGAAAAAAGTTGGCGCGGCCGGAAATGAATTCCTGCGCCTGCTCCTTGATCCACTGCCACTCGGTGTAGACCTTGCGAGCGTTTTCCGGGTTCAGCTTCAGCTCTTTGCCTTCAAGGGTGAAGCCTGTCCAGCCGATGGTCAGCTTGACCAGGTCGTCGATCGTGTCCTCAGCGAGCTTGGCCGGGTTGGTCTCGATCGCTGACTTGCCCTTGGACACACGCTCCAAAGCCGACCTTTGCTTGGCCAGCTGCAGCGTGCGGTAGGTGGAGCTGTCTTGGCCCATCAAGGTGATTGTCATCCCCTGGATAAGCTCTTCCGTAGCTGGGTGCCTGAGTTCAAGCACAGAGCCTTCGTCAGCCTTGACAGGCTTCAGGTCATTCAAGTCCATGGCGCATCCTTTCTTTGCCACTTCATCCGGGTCGACTGGGAAACGGTGGATGAGTCCGCTTGTCGCGCCATGAACGCTATCCCAGTCGTCTCTCAGACCTTCAGGGTCAGCCGACCTTGATGATCCTGTTCTCGATCTCAAGCTGGGCTTCGGCCATGATGATCGCGTCCGCACCACCGACGTTGGTCTTGAACGACATGACCTGAGCGGTGAAGTATTGGACTTGGCCGTTGATCAGAGCGACCCTGACAGAGACGCTGCTGTCTGCGCCGGGAAGAGCCTCGCCAGCCGTCTTGAGGATGGCCTGTCCGGAGTCGAGCGAAGACACGGCCATGCTCAGCGAAACAGACCCGTAATTCACGGACCCTCTGCGCTTGTTGACGATGCCGGTCGAAAGCGGCGTGTGAGTGGCGAGAGCCGCCTCATGCCCGAAAGACGGGAGCTCAGTGAGCTGACCGCAAACGGCCCATGGCAGAGCAGCGAAGCCGGCACCGTCATAGGTGGCCGGGTCTGCAGCGGCAACCGAAACCGTGGTGCCAACGGAGGAGGAGATGGTCATTGTTGTTTCCTTCGGCTAGGATGTGTAGTGACGCTTAACTTCTTCAATACTCAGTCTTGCCATCCCAGCAGGAGCCTGCTTTGAATAGCCGTATTCAAGCCTTTCGATGTACGGCAAGTTGTTAGACAGCCAATACACGTTTCCGTAAGCACTATCCGCTATTTTGGTCTCTCTGGCAACCACTGATATTGCCGAACCCTCAATAACGTCGGTGGTGCGGTTTTCAGGCATGCCCACAGAAGCGAACCAGTTGCTTTGAGCACGGCCTGTCTTTCTTGGGGTCTTGACTATGACCGCTGTGGTCAACTCGATGCATATCTTTCGCACAGCGATGTTGCCGAGGCTCATGACCTTCTCATTGAACTTCGACATGTCAAGAGAGAACTGTGTCACAAGAATGCCCTGAAGTAGATGCTGACAGGAACAATCCACCGATCTTCAACCTTGAAGCCCGGTGCGGAAACAGACCTTTGAATCGTCACCACCAACCCTGCACGAGTCAGTCTCAGGCCACGAGAGAAGGTGGAGCGAATCAGGTCGGCCGTTTCGAGGCCTTGCGCTTTGGTCTTGCCAACAGGCGCGTGCACTGAGACTTGGTAGATGCCGTTGAACACCTGGGCAGAGTTGCTGCTGATGCCAACAGGGTCTGTGGGAGACGGCAGGTAGTTTTCAGACACGTAAAGCTCGTCGAGCTTAGGCGTGAATGCGGCGTTCTCCCACTGCGTTGGGAGATTCAGCGTTTGAAGCCTCAGAGACAATATTGCTGAGATCTGCTTGTCAATCATCAGCTTGACCTCAGCTGGCAAACGTACAATTCCACGGCGCCAGACTTGAAGACGGACCTGACGTCCATGACCCTCATGTCTCGGCCAGCGACATTGACGACGCAACCGACGACGGGAGCACGCTTGATCGGCGGGAGCAGCAGCCTGGTGTCGGTGGCCAGGATGTCCTTGCCATCGACCTCGTGCGCTTTGTAGCCTGCCGGGTATCCGTAGGCATAAACTGATTGCTCTGAGCCCCCAGAGATGGTGTCACCAGTAACAGGGTCATTTTCATAGCCGAGGCTGAACGTGATCTTGACACGCTCTCCGTTGGCTTCTAGAAGACGAGCTGCTGTTGAAGACATCTCTGGGGGCTCAGGCGAATCAGAATTCCAGCAGGCTGGCCTTGATGCCAACGCCACCGGTGATGGCGATGACACCCTGGAGGTAGGCCGAGATGGAGTCGAGCGGGATTGCGACGCACGCGCCAGCGGCGATGGAGCCGGTGGAATAGCCAGCGCTGACATCGACGGACCCGACGCCAGCAACAGGAACCGTGGTTCCGCCGCTTCCGTCGAGGACGACGGTCAGGGCGCCAGCCGTGGTGTTGTCCAGCACCAGCATGGCGTTGCGACCAGCGTTGTAGGTCAGCGTGTCCGAGGCAGTCATGGTGGTGCGGGTGACCGGGCGAGCAGCGGGACCCTGCATTGAAGTTGCGACGATGTTGGCCATGTTAGTCTCCTTGACTTATGTTAAACTCTGTTCAAACGTGCCTGAGAAAAAGACCCAGGGGCAACTGCGAACGCGAGGTACTTTGCGAGGGTCTGATCGACCTGCAAGTATCTTGTCCTCGGATCACTGAACTCTGCGTACTCAGTTTCGATCACGTCAATCTTTTCTTTGATGACGCGCTGTCCTTGGTCTTCTAACAAAGTCTCGCCTGCACCGACCTTTATGGCAAGCAGGATGCAGGCTTTAGAAACCTCGTTTGGCACGACCGTTGCTGGGAGGGTGAAGCCTTCAACGATGACGTTTTGCCTCGGCCACGATAGAGCCTGAGCCTGGGTCAACCGCTGGCCTAGCCAAAGGGAAGCGTAGACTTCCTCAAGGTAGTCCGTTGCGGCCACCAGCGCGGCCTCCCTGGCCAGCGGCGCGAGTGCAGACCAGTCTCCGAGCTTGCGCAACGACACGTAGTCGTTAGCTTGGGCAACGCTGGCGTATGAATTCGCCGTCGCAGATCCTGAACCTGTTTCGACGACGAGGGGCATCAGGCTTCAACCTTCTTAGGCTTTGGCCCGCGAGGCTTGGGAGCCTCAGTCTCGGCCTGGGCCTCAGTCTCGGCCGGAGCGAACACAGCGTCGATGATCTGGTAGCCTT